GCAAGTATTTATTCATTGCATTGGTTTGCTCATAATCTTGCTGTTGCTGTGCAAATTGCTGCTGTTGTTGCATCATTTGCATTTCAGCAAGTTTATTTTGACGAGCTTCTTGCCTGCCTTGAACAAAAGACCCTGCCAAGTCTGGTGTTTGGGGCAATAAATTTGTATTGAGAGCCATGATTGTTACCCTCTATACATAGCTGAGTCAGGCGGGCCATAAAAGTCGGTTGATGGTTGTGAATAAGACGAAGCATTAACTGGCCTTTGAGATTGACCACCATAACCGCCGTACCCAATTCCTCTTACAGCGCCAGCTAAAGCGTTTTGCTGTGCTAAATTAGAAGCCATGCCAATATTAGCCAAGTTTTCGCCTTGGTTAGAGTAAAGATTAGACATATTGCCACCAAAATTACCAGCAGCAGCACCAGAGTTAGCTGCTGCATTTTGCCCTGACGACATTAAATTGCCCAATGGTTGAAGTTGGTTTGCTCGGTTAGTTTGATACCGTTGAAAAGCATTAGTGTACTCTTGTGACGCAGCATCTTGCCCGTATCGTTGCGCAGCCCTTAACGCATTGCCACTAATCAACCCGCCGCGAGCCGCAGCCGATTGGTCTAAAGCTTTGTTGCCTTCTTTAAGCCTAAAAGCATAGCCTGGGTCTGCTTGAAAATCATCCATGCTAAAGTCTTTAGCATATTGCCCATAGCCAGCCGCACCTTTATTACCGCCAAGCCCCATAAGTTCCATTAAGCGGTTTTGCCCTGCAAGTCCCGCAGCGTTGTATGGTTCATTTAATTGGTTTTGACGTTCAAACATTTGACGTTGCATAGCCATAGCTTGTGCATTGGCATCTTGTGTAGTGCGCGAAGCCTGATCTGCTGCTTGCCTATTAGTTTGATTGCTATAAAGCATAGAACCAATATTTAAAGCCGCATTACCATAGTCCATACCACCACCTCCTGTAGAACCACCACCACCGCCCATAGGCATACCGCCAATATCTAAACTTCCAGAACCTCCAAAAGGAGAAAAATTAAATTCACTTCCGGATCCACTGGCGCCACCGCCGCCTAATTGCCCTGCGCCATAAGATAAAGCGCCAGCCGTTGCGCCTTGACCAAGTGAATCCTCCATGCTGTTTCCTTTAGCCCTAGCGACTGCTGTTTGCGCCGCAGCCGCACCAGCAGGCCCACCATAAATTGATGCGGCAATAACCGCAGCTTCAGACAACAAAGGAACTTTAACTATTTCTTTTCCAAGATTTTCAACAGCTTTAACTGGATTGCTAATAACGCTAGAAATAGCACTTCCTATTTGGTCAAAAAAACTCATGATATTATTTTCCTTATGTTAGTAGCACATTGTAAGGCGATGCTTGCATAACAACCCAATTAGTACCATCAGAAATAAGCGTAGCCCAATTGCCAGCAACAGCATCAAGAATGGCCGTACCAGCAGTACCACCAGCCCTAGGCACAACATTAGAAGAAGCAGACACTAATAATTGATCTTGATAATTTTGAAAATTCAATTGTCGCCCTGCAACGGCAGAAGCAGAAGGTAGTGTAACAGTACAAGTTGAACCAGTCTTGTTATTGATAATCCAAGTTTCACCAGCAGTTACGGTAAAGTCAGCAGTTTTTGTAACGGGTGCCGATGGAACTAAGTAATCAGTACCAGACGTAGCAGCAGATATTGCCGTACCGTTACCCTTTAATAGCCCCGTAATGGTCGTAGAAAGCGTTATAGCAGGCGTAGTAGATGCTGTAGCTACAGTACCAGCAAAACCATTAGAAGATACAACTGAAACGCTTGTAACGGTTCCAACATATTGATCGTTTGAAGTAACCGTAAAGTTAGGGTATGTGCCCGTAATAGCAGTAGTACCAGCACCAATAAGAGAGACAATCTGGTCTGGTTTTGTATTTGTAATGGTTACATTCCCCGTTGCACCAGAAACGGAAATGCCTGTGCTTGCAATGTTTGACAGTACACCAGTATTACTTACAGTAATTGAACCAGCGCCATTAGTTACAGAAATTCCAGAACCAGGCCCCAAAGTATTTAACTTGTATTCGTTTGCATTGCCAATTAGCAATTGACCGTTAGTTGGAAAATCGCTTAACCCAGTACCGCCGTTTTGAATTTGCACAACACCAAGGTTAGCGCCAACAATGGTGTAAATATTGTTAAAAAAAACAAACCATTCACGCGACATTAAGCCCGTTTTTTCATCAATTAGTTTTACCCTTGGCGCGGGTATTTGCGTAATGTTAAGCATTGGTTGCGCTAATAATAAGTTCAGCGCCCATAATTTCAATTTTTACGGGGTCGGTGCCTGATATTTCATACACACGGTCACGCAATTTTAACGTCATGCCAAGCCTACGCCAAAACACACGTTTGTAATATTGCCCAATCAAACCCATTGATGCCCAATGTTCATTAGACCAAGTGTGACCGCCATCATCAGACCAGCGCAGCATTATTTGCGGGTTAACTCCTTGAGTCGCATAAGCATATTGGTCAGCAATTAAACTTTCGCCAGATTCGGTAATTAGCGTTTCATCAACTTCTGTTTGTAAATTTATTATTTCAGTAAATTCAAGCCCATTTAATCCAACGCCTGATTCACAATCAAGCTGGAGACTGTGCTGTGTTGTACGCTTTAGGTTGTTTTGACTTGTTGGCAATGCTCGCCATGAGCGAAGCCATTTTTGCGGCAGTGCATTATCAGCGTAAACATTAAGGTCTAATGTGTAAATGTTGCCGTTTTCAAAATCGCCAACAATTGTATTCCCGCCAAAGTTGCATTGACAATTGCTACGATGGCGCATAAATTCACCATTGTTAAACCCTGCCCGTTCATGCCAAGCATTAGTTGCTATGTCAAACACCCAAGTAGTATTCGCACTTGGAAAAGTAAGCACATAAAAACCGTGGCCTTCTTGCTGATAGGTGTAAGCTATTGCATCTGAAATATTGCCATATTGGGCAATAGCGTATTCAATTGCATGAGTAGATATGCGAATTCCGCTGTAACCATTGGCACGATAAACAATGCCTTGTCCACGAGCGTCAGCACCAAGCCAAAACAGGCTATTGTCAAGTTTTGCAATGGAGTTAGTAGCTACACAGCCAATTTCATTAAAAGCGCCTTGTATGCGCGTTAAAGGAAAATCAGGCGTGCCCGCGTTATACCAAACCTCTACCGAATCAGTACCAAATACCCATAGTTCTCTATGGTCAACTGCAATACCCATTACGCCATCTGGAGAGCCTTCAGCACTAGCAAAATCCAAAGGGTCTACCGATGTGCCGTCAAGCAATTGGCTAACCCATATTTTTTGACTTTGCGGTTCATTAAACACAAAGTACCCATCAAGATAAGCAACCGTACCAGCGCCCGTAAAATCAGGGTCGGTTATTTTTGAAAATACATTGGTAACTTCGTTGTAAATGTACCCGTCAGGGTTGCAAGCAAAAAACAACTGAGTGCCATTGTCTGCAATCGATACCTTTCCAGTGCCAGACACATTGCCAAGTTTTACGGGTGTGCCAGTAGTTGAAGTCAGTTTATAAACTTCATTACCAGACACAACGTAAAAATCTGAGCCATTAGTTTGATGTGCCCATAAAGCGCGAATAGGGCCAGTGCCAACCGATTGCAGGAAATTAAGGCCTGGCGCACGATTTAAAAACCCAGATTCTTTACCGCCATCAGGCGTAACTTCTGGAAATAGGTTAACCATGCGGTTATCCGCAGCGTTAACGCTACGTGCTACATAGCTTGCGCCTAAGATATGCGTTTTCATCAATAATTACCAGCGTACACATTAAACCGTTGCCGTGTTGCAACCAATGAATACGGCAATGACATTACATCATCAGGGTTGTTAATGCGTTTTAGATTGCGTTTGCTAGTCATGGCAATACGCTGTATTTGCCTGCTTGGTTCAACGCCAAATTCAGGAGCTATTTCACACGCCAAATTGTACTTAAACGCACGTAGATAGCCAGGCGGCAAAGAAACCGTATCAGCCAATGACGTAAATTGAGTTATCTCATCAACCGATATAAAATGCCATTCAAGTTCCCTAGTTGGTTTAGGGTAAACCGTCATGGTTATATTAGGATACTCCATGTTTATCCACATTACTTGCGGATAAGTAGAGGTAACGGTTTTAACAGCAATGCCATCGTACTGTTGTTGGTTGATAAATTTAATGCCAAAAGAAACGTTAGTGCCAGGGTCACGATAGTAAGTAGAATCATCAAGCAATATAGGACGATTGCCAATAAAATTACCAGTTGGCCCTAGCGTTTTGGTAATTACGCCAGCTTCCCAAGTAAACATTTGGTCTTGGGTGTTAAACAAAGATAGGCGCTCAGTATTCCAACTATCAACCATTTGGTTAAGAGCAGATAGCCCATCTTGCGACATTTCAGCA